ATGCGTTCCTTCATCCATCATTCAGGCAGTGCGTTACTGCAACAGGTAGGCTTTCAAGTAGGAACCCTAACTTTCAGAATCAGCCAAGAGGTTCTACGTTTCCAGTGAGGGCTGTGGTTGTATCTAGGTTTGACAATGGCTCTATTCTACAAGCAGATTATAGCCAATTAGAATTTAGGATTGCCGCTCAACTATGTGGTGATGAAACTATGATTGAGGACATCATGAACGGAAGTGATGTTCACAAATACACTGCTTCAATTATATTTAATAAACCTGAGGCAGAGATAACTAAAGAAGAACGTACTGATGCAAAAGCACATACCTTTAAGCCCTTATATGGGGGTACTACTGGTACACCTAATGAGATGGAATACTATAAAGCTTTTGTAGAGAAGTACCCAAAGCTAGGAAAATGGCATGATACTTTACAGACTGAAGCTATATCGACTGGTGTTGTTACTATGTATACTGGTCAGCAATTCGCTTTTCCAGATACTAAGCGACTTTCCAACGGAAATGCGTCAGGAGCACCGTCTATTAAGAATTATCCTGTCCAAGGTCTTGCAGGTGGTTGTGTTGTGCCGTTGGCACTCATTCACTTACAGAACGAGATTACAAATAAAAGAGTTGCGTCTAAGATTATTAATACAGTCCATGACTCGATTGTTTTAGATGTATATCCTGGCGAAGAAGAAGTTGTAGCACGTATGACACATGAGGCTATGACTAAAGTAGACAAGCAGTTTGAGGAGCAATACAACGTCAGTTGGCAAGTTCCTTTAGCTGTGGATTTAGAAATAGGTAAAGATTGGTTAAATATGAAAGAATATAACTTGACTAACTCTACCGAATGTAATATAAATTGATTTCCAAACATCAACAAGGAGTGTAAAACATGGAAACATTACCAGTTGTAAATTCAAATACAAATTTTGAAGATATTGCTAAACTAATAGGACAGGAAGAGCCAACAGGTTCTGCCAATAATATGTTCTTTTTAAAAATAAACAGAGACCATGAAGACGATTCGGGTAATTCATTACCTGCAGGTTCTTGGTCTGTGTCGCTACCTGGTACAACAGTGTATGCAAAAGAGATTGACTTTCAAGTCTTTGTTCAAAGATATCAGTATCTTCACTATGATGCTGAGGTAAACGAGATGGTCAATAAATCTGTTATGGCTAAGAATTTATATCCACAAACAGAGATACCTGACATGTTAGGTACTTTCAGATGTGGGTCAGTTCCTGCTAGTCAGAGAGATACCTTGTCAGCTGATAAGGCTTTACAGCAGAAGGAGATTAAATGTTTCCGTATGCTATTTGGTAAAGCTACATTTATTAATGCAGTTGATGAGACAGGTAAAAAGGTAGAAGATGCAGTAGATGTTCCTATTCTATGGAGAGCAAGAGGTAGTAACTTTATGCCTATTTCTGTTCCTATGGATGCTTTGACTGCACAGAAGAAACCTTTTATATTCTATAAACTACGTGCTTCTTTGGATAAGAAGAAGAATGGTGGTTTGGTTTATTATGTTGGTAAATTTGATAATGCTCCAAAGCTAGTCGATTTTACTCCTGAGGACCAAGATACTTTAGCGTACTTTATGGATTACATAAACGGAGAGAACACTAAGGTTATCAAAGAATATGATGATTCACTGCGTAAGCAGGGAAGAATGGTAGACCAAGAAGCTACTACTGTTACCTCCGACGACGTTCTGAATGATGACTTACCTGAGTCATTAACAGGATGAATACCAAACAAGCCGCTATCGTTTCGTTCCTTTCAAAGGCGGTTAAGGGGGAGGCAGAAATGCCTCCTCACATCTTAGATGAGTTTGCAGACAACTGCAGACAAGCATTAAATAAACAGTTTAACGAACAACGTGGAGACTTTAGACTACGTATGAGTAACGTAGGTAAGCCTCTTTGCCAATTACAAATGCAGGCAAAAGGTGTTAAAGAAGATACTCCAACTTATGATTTTAAGATGCGTATGGCAATGGGAGATGTACTAGAGGCTCTTATGATTGCAGTTATACAAGCATCAGGTATAGAGATAAAAAATAAACATGGTAAAGTAAAATTACCGATTGATAAAAAAAATTCTATTGAGGGCGAATTTGATATTGAATTAGACGATGGCATTTACGATATAAAGACTGCATCGCCTTTTGCTTTTGAAAACAAATTCAAACCTGATGATGCGTATGAAAGAATTAAAAGCTCTGATGCTTTTGGTTATGTTACGCAAGGTCACGGCTATGGTATGGCTAGTGACAAACCATTTAAAGGTTGGATTGCCTTAAATAAATCCACTGGCGAAATAGCGATTGCAGAAGCACAGAACACAAAAAAAGAAAAGGAGGAAGTTCATGCTAAGATACAACACGCTTTTAAATCAATATCTAAAGGAAAGTCTTTTCGAAGGTGTTTCACCGATGTCGAGGAAGTCTTTTATAAGAAACCTACAGGTAATAGGACCTTGGGGATTGAGTGCAGTTATTGTCCCTACAAAACAAACTGCTGGAAAGACCTCGAGTTCAAGCGACAATTACCAAGCAAAGGAAGAAACCCAAAGTGGGTCTGGTACACACACATCACAGATGCGTGGCGTTCTGATGACGCTTCAGTATAAAGGCACTGATGGCTCACCTATTGCAAAAATAATTAAACTAAGCAGAGAGAAAGCAGATGCCTTCATCGAAGAACTCAACAACGAAGTCTCTTTTCCGAGCCTCAAAGCGGAAGGTCAAACAATCACCATCCCAGCGAAAAACATCACCGAAATCCGTATTGAAGAAGAAGATGTCAACGAGGTCAGCAAAGGCAAAGGGAAGAAAGCTGCAGACATGGGTAGCTGAAAAGCTACTAGGTCTACTTAAACGTGTAACTGAATTGGATATCAAGTCTACCCCTATGGGAGTCAATGGGGTAGATGTCCAATTATCTACAGTTGCATATAAACAGTTTCCTTATAATATTGAGTGCAAAAATACGGAGAGGATGACTACCATTTATAATTATTATGAACAAGCAATTGGTCACAATAATTCTGGAGAGCCTCTCCTTATTATAAAAATGAATAGGCAAAAGCCTCTAGCAATTGTAGATGCAGAACATTTCATGGAGAAAGTCACATGTCGAAAAACGGAATAAAATTAAACAAAGGTGATTCTGCTATTATAATCAGACACTTAGACCAGGGTTTTGATGTAGAGATTTACCATAGTCATGATAGAAATTTGTTGACAGAGGAAGACACTATGTTTTATGCTCTACTCACAAGAGGTATGGTTCGTACTGCTATAACAGATACAGACCAAGTATTAGAAGATGGAAGACTAAGTATAGATGAAGAAACAACTAACTCACAGGTAACAATACATTGATGAGACATATGGAGTACATGAAGATGATGGAAGAAAAGCAAAAACCTAAACGTAGGGTTATTGGAACTATGACTGCTAAAGTTCACAGCAAAGCAGATTTAAGAGAATTAGAAAATAAAAAGACAGTTGATATGGTCAACAGTCCTTCACACTATAATGAATTTGGTATTGAATGTATTGATGCTATCCAAGCCTCTACTGGCGAGGGATTCCAAAGCTATTTACAAGGTAATATCATGAAGTATCTGTGGAGATACAGGTACAAGGGCAAGCCCATAGAGGATTTGCAGAAAGCCGAGTGGTACTTAGCTCGATTGATTAGTACGGTGCAGAATGCTAAAGTCAAAAATAACAATTAAGGTATCCGCAGAAGTAGATACAGAAGAGTTCACACTCGACAAAGAAGAACTTCCATATATAATGGAGGATATGCTAACCGACTTATTTCACGAAATAGTAGGTATGAAAACAAAAGATATAAATGTAAAGGTATTAAGATGAAAAGTAACGTAACTCTACCCACGTATTATCAACAATTTATTCACAAGTCTAGGTATGCTAGATGGCTTGATGATGAAAACAGAAGAGAAGAATGGAACGAAACTGTAGACAGATATGTAGCCTATATGAGTTCACATCTTTTAAAGAAGCACAACTATACTATTCCTGAGCAAGTTAAAGAAGAATTGTATGATGCCGTGCTTCACTCTGAAGTTATGCCTTCTATGAGAGCCATGATGACATCAGGTAAAGCATTAGAGAGAGATAACACTGCAGGATATAACTGTTCTTATCTTCCTGTGGATGACCCTAAAGCTTTTGATGAAGCTATGTACATATTAATGTGTGGCACTGGTGTAGGCTTCTCTGTTGAGAGAGACTGCATAAATAAATTACCAGAAGTTCCTGGATTATTATTTGATACAGAAGAAACTATTATTGTAAAGGATAGCAAAGAGGGTTGGGCTAAAGCTTTCCGTAAGCTATTGGCTTTACTATGGGCAGGCGAAATACCTCATTGGGACTTATCCCTAGTGAGACCTGCAGGTGCAAAGCTAAAGATATTTGGTGGTAGAGCATCTGGACCAACTCCTTTAGATAATTTGTTTAGGTTCACAGTAAAAGTGTTTAAAGAAGCTAAAGGTAGAAAGTTATCTAGCCTTGAGTGTCATGACCTTATGTGTAAAGTTGGAGAAGTAGTTGTCTCTGGTGGTGTCAGACGTTCTGCTATGATTAGTTTATCTAACTTATCTGATGGTAGAATGAGACACGCTAAGACTGGGGAGTTCTATAAGACTGAGCCACAGAGACAGATGTCAAACAATTCAGTAGCTTACACAGATAAGCCAGACTCATACACATTTATGAGAGAATGGCTTTCACTAGCTGAGTCTGGTACTGGAGAGAGAGGTATGTTTTATCGTGGAGCGGCTCAAGATAAAGCGGCTGAGAATGGTAGACGAGATTCTAAGTATGATTTTGGTACTAATCCATGTAGTGAGATTATACTACGTCCCTACCAGTTCTGTAATCTCTCTGAGATAATTGTACGTGGTACAGATACAGTTAAGGACTTAGAAAAGAAAGTTCGTGTGGCTACTATAATAGGTACATTCCAATCTACACTCACTCACTTTCCATACTTACGTAAGATATGGCATACGAATACTTCTGAGGAGAGACTGCTTGGTGTATCTATGACTGGTATCATGGACAATGCTATTACTAATGGTAAAGATGC